TGACTTCTCTCCTTATTCTTTATTATCTGATTATACACAGAAATAATTATTATTTCATTTATTTTTTATAATTTATTAAACAAACATGTTATAACCACTTTAAAACACATAATCCGTATACTTATTATACGTGAAGTTTATAAGAACACTTTTAGAATTGTTAGATATAATTAAAATAAAAAAAGACAAGTATCAAAATACTTATCTTTTGCTTATTATCTAAACTTAGAGAGAAAAGTTTAATCTACTTCTGACTAAATTATATCATACTTTTTACATAAGATTCAAATAAAAAAGAAGAGAACCAAAATACTCAACTATATTTATAAAAAAGTAACTAGGCGTTATAAAAGCTAAACTTACCAAAACTACTCATTCGATTGCCTGCTTTGTCTACCTCTCCTGTGGCAATATAACGACGTTGTCCACTATTGGCTATATAAGTAATCCATCTATAGCCATTGATACAATATGCACCGTCATACTTGATTGTAGTGTTATTAGGTAATATACCTGTGATTCTTGAATTGGTTGAATAACCTTCTCTTACATTATTACCTTTAACATTAGCCACCGTGTAATTGCCTTGTTCTTTTTTGTATGGTACACCATTGCTATCTAACGTATAACCTGCTGGCACTGGTGGATTTTTTTCGTTTTTAACTGGTGTTTTAACCTTACTAGCTACCACACCACCAATAGGCTTACCATGAATCGCACCGGCTATTAATTTAGAATACAAGTCATAATTTTTCTTAATCCAATCCATATCTTTTTTATTAGTAATAAAACCTAATTCAGATAAGCGATAATTGATATTTATTTCAGCTGATACATTAACATTTAATAAATCATTACGAGGTGTAACACCTCTGATTTGTCCTAAATTATTTTTAATAACATCTTGTATACTATTATCAATTGTATCTGCATTGAATTGACTTGAGATAATAACATGCCCACCACTTGCGCTTTCTCCTGCTGCATCTAAATGTATCTCTAGTACAATATCGTACCCCTGTGATTTAACCCAATATAAGCCATAGTCTTTTTTATTACCTACATTAACACCGTATGCAGTATCTTGATACATGTCTTGTGATTGACTCGAACCACCATATAATGCAACTTCATGACCTGCATGTCTTAAATACTTAGCGATATTAGGCGTTATATATTTACGGATAAAATCGCGTTCGTTTGTTCCATTTCCTACTGCTCCGGGATCGTTATAACCATGACCAGATACAAGCATAATTTTTTTAGGTTTAATTACCGCCTCTTTCTTTGTGGTCACTTGCTTGATAATACCTTTAGCTTTATCGCCAACGCTTAAACTATTAGGGAAGTTTAATCTAATAAAATACATTGGATTATCATAATAATGAACATGCCTTGTCACAGTTTCAGGACCCCAACCTGGTTGCGCAACACCATTGGTCCAACCTTTACCGTTCCAGTTTTGACCAAATGATGTGAAAGTATTTAAATTTGCACTCTCAACAATTTCAACATGTCCAGCTCCGCCTCCATACTTCGACGGAAAAACAACAATGTCCAACTTTTGTGGTAAAAAACTGTCATAGTTTTTAATTATTTGACCATATTTTTCAATCTTCGTTTTATTATCAAACGGGATATTATAAGCATATAAACCTTGTAACCTTTCACCTGTCGCTAACATAAAGAACATATTGGCGTAATCATAACACTGAAATCCATACCAACCATCTAGGTTAAATTGTTTCCCTAATGAATTGTCAAACCATTTTTCTGCTTGATTTTTTGTCATTAACATAAATCATCACCTACCCTAAATCATTTGTATCGTTCATATTTGTAGGTGCTATTACTTCTTTGACAGGTGCTTGACCTGTTGCTTTTCTATATTTACTTTCAGCTTTATATTTCTTTAATTTTTGATTCGCCCAACGTCCTTCTTGTGATGTTGGATTGTCTTTATACGTAGTGTATAAAGCAATAACTGTTAAGATAATCGATGAAACACTTTCTTCATCTACTGGTATCGGACTTATACCTTTATTCGCTAAAAACTGATTGACTAATGCTAAAATTAATACAATATATCTTGTTATTACTTTTGCTTCCATTTGTTTACTCCTTTTATCCAAAATAAAAAGACGACTAATAAGCCGTCTATTTGATATTTATATTATGATGTGTTAATTTATATATAGAAAAAGGGCAACATGCGGAAACATGTCACCCTAGTGAGCCCGTTAAAAAGACGGTGACCTCTTTTATATGATTAATAAATAACCATCAAAGCCTGTCAAAGTTGAGATGGTTATTTTTTGTGATTTAATTTAACAATTGCGATGACTAAACCAAGTAAAGTAACGATAAACATACCGAAACTAAACATCAAATTTAGTGCATCCACAATAGATACCACAAAGGCGTCTCCTTTCTAAAGATTTCAGTAATGCCACCATAGGCACCACCTCCTTATACTCAGATAGACACCATCTATCCAACTTGCTCACTTTTGTATATTACCATAATTACAACAATAATAAAAAGCCAGTGCCGAAGTACTGACCTTTAAAAAAAGAATTTAGCTACTCCAATCGCAGCGACTATTACACCACCAGTTGTAGTTATAAGTGTCGTTATTATTTGGGAGCTACCTTTTATTTTGGAATCAATTGTACCTTGTATTGCTTTTATCTTTTCGTCATGACCTTGCACTTTGTATTTAATGTCTTTCATTTCGGAACTAACATCAGTCATAACCTTAGTTAAATCTTTTATATTTGCGTTCGTTTCTTTTTGAGCTTCGTATGATTGTTTTTGCACCGCTGTTTGCGTTTCTACTTTAACTTTCAATTCGCCTAACGACTCTGTATGCTTTCTATCTATTTCGTTAATACGCTCATAGATCTTGCCGTTAGCTTTGGTAAATTCGTGCTTAGAAACGAAGTTACTTTCTCCTTGCATAAATGTCAGCACCTCCAATAAATGCCACGATAAAACCAGTCGTTGACATTACGGCGAAATGCACAGTAGAAAGCCAGTTAATAGAATGATAAACGCTTGCACTTGTCATCAAAAAGTACAATACGCCTGTTAAAGCACCACCCACCAACAACAACCAACTACATCGATTGTTTTCGTCACTTGAAGCTAAAAATACTGATGAAACAATTGTAATCAATCCTGCAACGCCAACCAATATGCCCCATATCCAAATAGGCATAACATGATGTAAGGCTAAATAAAAATCAGAATCATCTAGCACATCTCCTTGCTCTTTAACCCAAAATACGCCACGGAATAGAATTCTGAAACCGAAAGAAAACAACATGATGGCGCCGACAATTTCAGAAATCGTTAAATCTTTTATATTATTTTTCATATCACACCCACTTTATTCAAATTAAAAAGTCATAAGCTCTTAGCCTATGACTCTAGATTTTCTGGATACTTTTCTCCTGTAATAATTGCGTATTCCTCTTTATCTATAACTTCCATGTCTACATACCACGCTATATCTTCTTTAGTATATTCTTTCAATTGATACCATGTTTTAATATCTTCGAAAGTTGGTGAAATCAATTTAAGCATTTTCCGTCTCTCCTTTAATCTCTTCTAATTTTTTATTGAATGCTACAAATTGTTTGGCCATCAATGCGTTTTGTTTATTAACTTGCATTGATAACTTTGTACTTTGAACAACTTGCTTCTGCATACTAGCAACCATTTTTCGTAAAATATCATCAGAAGCGCCTGTACTCTTCTCTTCATTATTGATCTGTTGATGCGTGTCATCCTTTTCCTCTGAATAATCTTCATTAAAAATTATTTTTCCATCTGAATACTTAAACGCTTTAGGTCTAAAAACTTGAGAGAAATTTTCTGGTAAATTTTCAATATCAATGCCTTCTTCAAAGCCCCCAATAACAGCATATGAAATAATCTCATTGCGTTTGTTAACTAATATTTGCATTATTTTCTCACTCCTATAATTTTGTTAATTGTCCCTCTATTTGCGTTCGCACCAGAGCCTCTTTGACTTCCTAAGTCGAAATAGACATCGTTTGATATAGTTAAAGATGTACGACTAGATTTAGTTAATCCAAACTCATAAACACCTCCGCCATTTCCATCACCATCTGGAAGATTTGAGGGATTCAATGAAATCTTTCCTCCTCCAAAAGGGCTACCAAACTCTGTAAAGTCTCCACCTGGAAAAGTTCCATAAAAAATTAGCAAAATAAATTGATCTAAACTTTCGCTAAGATTTAGTGTTGATCCAACACCATTTGCCATTCCATCAAAAATAACCGAATACCTTTTATTAAACTTGTCATCTGCGTATAATTTAGCGTTACTTTCGGCCATATTAGCTTTTGATTGAGCACTTTGAACAGTTTCAAAAGGTGTATTGTAATCATTAATAGCTATTTCTGACCACTCAGACCATGAACCCGCTTCTTTTCTTTTAACAAATACTTTATTTGTACCATTTGGACGATATGTCATACGTTTGTAGTCGGAAGTTACTACTAAATATTCGACAGTACCATTAGTGCTTCCCCCTCTTGGATAATTTATAGCTTGCGAAACATAAATAAATTGGGTTGAATCGCCTATTCTTTGTTCTGGATTATTAAAATCAAATCCAGTAATCTGCATTATCTTACCATCGTCTTTAGTAATCTTAGCTTTTTGCCAATTCGATGTTGAACCACTTGTGACTAAACCACCGCTATTTACCGATTGCTTGAAAGCCTCATGTTTCTCATCCATATATCGCTTTTGCTCATCAAATGTTCTTGAATAAGCTTGCGCTTTATTTTCCAAATCGGTTATACGGCTATTAGCGAGTTGCTTTAATTCATCTATACTTGAAGATTTTGCTATTTGAATATCTGATAGACCTTTTTCTTTAGCTTTTTCAATCAGACTCGCATAATCTTCACCATTTTTTATAGCCTCGTCCATTGCTTTCACACGATCCATAATAGTTTTTTCTAATTCCTGAAATTCAACAATATAGTGTAATTTTGTTTCAGATGGAATCGTGCTAAACAAGCTTTTTTCGACGTTAAATGTGATAGTTCTCTCGACAACTACCACGTCTGAATTCCCTAATTCTGCAACCGAAACTTGAGCTTGATAACTTCCATCTCGTTTAATTACATCGTTAGGTAATTGAAATTTTAATGCGCCTTTAAATGGATCTAATATTTCTAGTGGGGCAACCACCATAACTCCTTTACCTCGAATCGCTATTCGTGCTTTGATATTTTCTTCACTCAGGAATAACGGTTGATTATTTTTAGTGATATTAAAAAGAAGAACAGAAGAATCACTCTCTCCTGTTCTAAAAGTTATATCTAGATTTGAAATATTTTCATAATGTGCAGTGTTCTCTAAATTTATAGCTACAGATTTCTCTAAATTACTCATTAACTTATAATTCTCCCTTCGTGTAAAGTCCATGGCCCTGAACTTGTTTTACTATCGTAGTTTTTCAATAGTATCTCAGCAGATGCTGTAACACTATTACGAACTAGCCTATGAACAAAACCACCTGTGTTTGAAGCTTCTACATATAAGTTCCAACCAGCTACCCCTTTACGTTCAGTTGGAAAATCTGTAAAACGTTTTGTATCATCCGTAGTTAAATAAAACGACATACCTACTATGTTAATATCTGACATTTTTGTGATGAACGAAGGTACTCTCTCCCATTTACCACTATTTTTAGGCACATAATTCCAGTCCGAAATGTCTCCAGTTCTCCCAGAAAGCACCCTTTCAAAAGTCATCATGTTTCTTGCATAACTATTACGCGTTAATATCTGAATAACATCTCCACCAGTTTGCGGTGGTTTTACTTCTAAGAACCAACCTGCATCGCGCCATTCTCTTGGTAGTGGGAAGTCGTCAATTTGAACTGTATGATCTGTGTATAAATAATAAAGACCTGGCTCTGTTAACATTCCAAGATTTGTTAGTTTATCAGGTCTCACTGGTAAAGGCTTAACTCTACCGCCTGTGTCACTCATGATAAAAGGGACGCCTCTAGAGTGCAGAATTTCTAAAATACCTCTTTGGCCAATCATGAAAATACGATGTGTTCTATTTCCATCGCCACCAACAGTAACACCTAGCATCAAAGCCTTTTTACCGCTATCTTTATCATAGTATATTTGTAGACCCTCTGCTTCCGCAAATTCACCAGGAAACGAATCTAGTGTTCCACCATAGTCAGCATTAACCTGATATGCTTCTTCTCCTGTTTCTAAATCGAAAGCCGTTAAATAGTTTCTATTATTTGGATTACTGTCTCCTGTATACCAATACAAGTATTTTTCATCAAAAGTCACACCTTGCATTGGCTGAGTTTCATTTGTGAGTCTCATAGGAATGCTAATTTTATGCAAAACTTTATCAATATTCTTATCAACATCGTCTAAACTTCTTATCTCTATATAGTTCATGGAGTTTTCAAGTTCCCATTGACTTCTAGGTCTCTCAATTCTGTATAGAATTTTATTTTCTTTTTCATTTATGACTGGTGTGATATAAGGCTTTTCTGGATGTCCTGTAAATACATCTTGCATACCATACTTGCCATAACTAATCTCTACATTAGGCGTGTACTTAAAGCGAACTAAGGTGTTTTCATTATTACCATTTAAGATAAAACTATAAATCCATAACTCATCATCAATATATCTATAACCGTTATGTGTACCATGTCCGCCACCTACAATTAATGAGCTGTCTATAAATTGGCCATTAGGTCTTAAACGACTTAACATATAACCGTTATTTCTTGCTTGTGTCATGTATACTATGCCTGTTCTGTTATCAAACCAGAAGGATTGCATTACTGCATTTGTAAGCGGTGCAAGTTCTGTTACAAATAAAAATTCTTGCTTATCAGGTTCAAAACGGTACTCGATATCAAGAATTTGTTGTTTAGCCTTATTTACTTCTCTTATAGTTTCCTCTTTATTAATTTGAGTTTTGGTTTCCCAATCGTCTAAATGTTCTTTTAATGTGTCAAAGGTTTCGCCGTTTACATTAACTCGAGCTTGAACAATCTCATTAGCGCTATTATTACGCGGTGCCAAAACAAGTGCGTTAATTTGATTTTGTAAAGATTTATTTACTGCTGCTTGCGATCTACCATTATAATAAATTTGTTCAGCGAAGTGTTGAATTGTTTTAGCTTTCTGATGCAACTTAAACTCTGTTGTCAATCCAAGCGCAAATTGCTCTATTCTTTGTAAGTTTTGTATTTCCTTAGCTCTATAATCTCGACCTGCTAAAGCTCCCAAATCCTTTATTAAATACAAATTTTCCATAATGCACCTTCCTTTCTAATAAAATAGCACTGTACCAAGTTTCCCACTATCGTCAACTGTTATTTTCCACAATTTACCGTTTGGGGATTTCTGTACAATGCTATTTTGAATAATTCCTGCTTCGCCTATTTTTAAATTATCTAATTTATTTTTATCATCTACCGAAATGATACCGTCTTGAGGTAGTCCATCAATATCACTACTCCCTGCATAAGGTACCCCGTTTATAGCTTTCCAATGTGTAGCTGGAAAGTACTGTTTATCGTTTTCAAGTAGCGCTTTGATTTTAACTTCTTCTGTTGCCATTATATTAATACACTCCCTATATCCATTGTCTCGAAAGGAGAATTCAAAGTACTAGTGTATAAATGATTTATACGATTTGCTTGATAGTTATATCTATTATCTTGTGCAATAACTCGTCTGTTAAGTGCTTGTTGAATTTGTACCATATCTTTTATTTCATTGCTGAAAGACACTTCATCTATTGCGTTTACAAATGGATGTGACCTATCAAGTTTAACAACCTTTAATTCAGTGTTATATCCCATTAATTCATGAACAAAAAATACGCTATCTCTTGGCTCTATTTTTTCATAACCTATATAATTAACATCTAATTCAGTCTTAGGCGTATCATTTATTTGCTTTTTTGCAAATTCTAACAGCTTATCCTGTGTTTCGATATCTTCATTTGTTTGCGTATTAGCATATCGAATCCCAAACTGCTTTGCACTATCTGCGACGTAGTCGACAATTGCTTTGTATTGATTGCGACCTGAATTATCAGCAATTAAATTTAAGACTGTTGATTTTTCAGTTCCAACATACATACAAGGCTTAGCTTTTTTATTTGAAGATATATCAATTCTATTTTTGGGGTCTTCTCCTAAAAATATCATTTCTAAAACGTGCTTGCCTTTATCAATATTTTTTATTAAATCTATTGTTTCAGACTGAACCGACTTAGCAAAACAAGAAATTTGCTTAATTTGCTTGCCGTCTAAAATCAACTTATATATTCCACCTTGAGAGCCCTTTTTTATTGTAAATCTAACTGTTTCATTACCATACTTGCAATCAAAGTTAATAGTAGCTTTAGACCCAATTGTTTCGGTACGATAAGTACCTTCTTTTATAAAACCATTTGAATATTTAATGTCAGTTGTTCTAACAGGATTATAATTTTTCTTTTCCTCAGCTGTATACTTTTTTCCAAAAACTTTTATAGCTGTTCTTAATTCCAATGTACTGACAGTTGCAGATACAGTATCAGTATTATATTGATATCGAATCACTTTCTCGCTTCTTTGATAAAATGTTTCAGGAGAATAAAAACCAATCTCTGTATCATTTGGGTAAATTATACAGCCAAACAGGTCTACCGCTTCTTTACAGTATTCTAAGCCGTTTTTGTTACCTAATTCGTCAATCGGTACTTTTCGCTTAAAATCTCCAATTATTTTATAGGTCATTTTGACCGAAGTTTTTTGATTTGCAAATCCATATCTTAAGTACTCATCTAAAGAGTATTCTGGCGTTTTACCAGTTTCGCTACTGTCGTCATCAAGCTTATTTGATTCCACTGAGTGATTTTGAAATTCATACATTATGTGATATGCCGTAACTTCAATAAAAACTTTATCACCTTCAACCTTTGGCGCTGTCTGCTTAATTGTATATTTTTCACCATGATAAATTATGAAGTTTTCACAAATCAATAAATCAAAAACAAAACTATTATGAGTAGTTCTATAAACTGTAAAGGTGATGTACCTAGCTTCATTCAGTTCATAGTATTCTTTAAAAGAACCATAATCTACATCTAGTAAATTTTCACAAATCAATTCATTAAAATCCATTACTGATAAATGATCATGATAATCCATTAAATCACCTACCTATAAATAAAAGGAAACTTAAATGTAGTTTTAATATCACTGACGTCTCCTTTAATCTTAAATTCATTTTTACCTGGCGCTAATGTTATAATGCCTCTATTTGTATCAATTCCCACTCTATTTATATCTCGATATGCATACACACCATCTAAAACAAAATCAGTGTTTTTATCTATACTTTTGTTGTACTTAAAAAT